CTTTATACACCTCCTTACAACGATTTACTGTAGTTTTGGTATCTAGATACCAGTCACAATTCCACACGAAATCATTAACTTGATTAATGTAATTGTTATATTCTTCTTGTTCTATATTCTTATTTCTTTTTTTTCTGCCTTCATCCTCAAGATTTCTATAAAAGGAGTAGTAATCTGTTTGTATTTCTTCTATAACTTTCTTATTCATTTCGAAAAACTGTTTTAAATTTTTAGGAGGATCTAGTGGCCAATCACTTCCTTGGATCGTATCCCACTGCTCCTGGAGCACGAAAATGGGGTCCTTACGACTCCTAAAATTGATAAGTGTCACATGATTACTAAATGCTATAGTTTTTGTATTAATCCACAATTTACAATATTCTTTATGTTCTATAAGACTGTGTGTATCAATAAAAAATTTTCTTGTTCCATAACTAAGTTTCGAAATAACTGGATTAAATTCCATATTTCTGACGGTTTCCGATCCGTAGTCTCTAACTACCTCATTTCTTATGCCAAATAATTGTATGCAACCTAGATCGGTCCATTTATTTTTTACTTTAGCAAGTTGTTGTTTAAGTATAGAAAACTTATCTATAGATGATAAGTTACCATTAAGATCACTTTCTGCTAAATCTTTATCTTGCAATACCGCATGTTCACTAAGTCCACAACAATTCATTAAAAACCTTCCGCCGACTCCTCGAGGATATAGAAATATTACAATATTTTTAGTACTAAAGTTTATGTCTTCCATAAATCCTTTCCTGTAATGCCGTGGTCCTCTAACAATTTCTTAATTTCTTGTTTAGTTGTTATGCTGGCTAAACATTCTATTTCATCTTTCTTAAGCAACGGATATAATTTTGCTAGTAATTTTGTATTATTATTTTTACTGGCATTTTTCTTCTTAAAACCGACCCATTGGTGAAATTGTTTACCCATTCCCGGGCTTGCTGTGCATAACAATTGCCATATTAATTTTGGGTGTTTAGCTAAATCAAAATACATAACATTAACGTTTTGGTTTGTTGCTAACAAATAGTAAGAGGCTAAGTCTTTACTACCTTTTACTATGCTCATGTATCTGTTTAATAAGAATGGGCTTAGTTGCTTTTGCTGGTTAGACGTAAGCCTATCATAAAAACCCATGTCCTTGTTGTCAAGAGCACCAAGTATTGTATTAAGCGAAAGTTTATCGGATAATAGCTTCATTTCCTCCCTCGGGTATTTTTTCATCCACATGAACATAGTACCCTATTATGGGATTTCTGTTGAGATATTCCAGCAAATATTCTCTTGTTGCCTTGGTGCTGTTCCAAATATGCATTTGATAGAGGGGTTCGAACCGATTTTCGTATTTTTTTCTACCAGCATTAAATGAAATACATCCGGCCCATTCAACATTAAACCCGTTCAGGTAATTTGTGAAATAATGTTTCATCATATCATCATGATTGACATTAACATCCGTGCACGGTTCGAACATCAGTCTTAAATATCGTTTGCTCGTTTTCATTTTAGCACTTCTCCTAATATATCTATAAATTTACCATGCTTTAGTAATATCTACAACTTCGTTCTGCTTATTAATTTCTTTCGCACAATATATAACTTTTGGTTTTTCTCCTAGTTCAAGCGGAACAGCTAAAATTTGGCCTTGTTTAAGCTTCGGAAAATACCATTTAACATCACTGTAAAGATCAGTAATATTAATAGGCAAGTATTCTGGGCTAAAACTACTAAGTGGGTTGAAACTAAATGCATTAAAGCCTCGATCATTGAGACTGCTTAAATTAAGCATTTCAAGATCGCCGCAATGTTTTTCCCCAATTAATATTTTCCAATCAACTGGCATTCGAATTATATAACCACCAATATCTAAAACTAATGCTGGGCTATTAAAACTTTCTAAGAAAATTAATGGTATAAAATAATAATCTAAATTACTTGGTTCACTATTATCTAGTATAGCGAAGCGTAAATCATCAACTTCATCCGGAAGTTCATCCATTTCGAACGCTGTGTTCTCTAACGTAAGTATTCGCATTTATTTCCAATCTATTTTTTTGACAGTAAATGGGTATTGTGCCTCTTTGTAAAAATTTTTTCTTTTCGTAAGGTGCCTCTTTGCAAACCTGCATGTAGAGGTGATATCCCATATCTGCACGAAGTCTTTGTCCTCTGCTTTTCTAATCCCTCTTCCGATACTTTGGATAACCCTGATGAAACTTTTTCCGGGTTCCAATAATACCAGATTGAATATACGAGGAATATTAATGCCAACACTAGCCACTCCATAAGTAGCAATAATAACCTTATTGGCGCTAATAGCCACCTCATCATAATGATCTCGACGCTCTTGTGTCTTTGTGCTACCCGAGACAAAAACGGAGCCCGAAATTCGCTTTTGTAATTCTTTTCCTGCATTAATTCTATTTACTAATATTAATGTGTTACCGCCATCTTTAATTTGATTAATTAATCCTGCAATGTAATCAAGCCTGTCTTCTTGCAGTAGTAGGTATTTAAGCTCGCTTTGATAATTATTATATTCAACTAAGTCTATTAATTGTAGCACATTTACTTCACAATTTGCAAGAACTCCTTTATCTTGTAGTTCTTTTGCTGATACCCGATTAACAACAGGGCCAAGGCTACACAATAAACTTATACGTTCAAAATCTTCCTTGGGTATTGTACCTGTTAACCCCCAACGTATAGGTATGCGGCTCATTACACCTGTTAATAACGATTTTAATGCATCGGCTTTAGCCTGGTGTACTTCGTCGACTATTACACATACAACATTCTCTAAAAATTCTTGTATAGTAATCGGCGCTTGTTTGTTCTTTGTGTTTTTAAGCAATATATTCAAGCTTTGCCATGTACAAATAGTGTGCTTGCAACCAAATTCTTTGCTATCACCATAAAATACACCCACATCCAGGCCTAGGTTAATGTAGTCGTCCTCTGTCTGCGTTACAAGGCTTTTATTGGGTACAATAACAATTGTGCGACCGTACTCTTCGCATTTGTGACTTAGTACGGCAGTTATTAGGGTTTTTCCGGCTCCAGTCGCTACTTCCTGTAAACACTGTGAATTTTCAATAAAATTGTTAATAACATCTACTTGATAATCACGAAGCATTATAGGTTCGCCTGCTACTGGATGCCCTATAGGCCATGCTTTGTTACTATAACTGTCTTGTTCTACAGAAGTTAAGTTATAATCTACTTGATAATCTCGTGTATCGTTAAGAGTTACATCATAACCGTCACTTTGTAGTATAGGCAATATTTCTGGAAGCAAATTAATATGAGTATCGCCGCCTAAATGAAAAAATGCTATTTTGCCATCCCAACGCCCTAGTCGCACAGATGGCATGAAGCGGGCACCAGGAATTTCAAACTTAAACTTTTTATTAAGCTTGCGCCGTGTATCTAAATCCAAGCCTTCTATTTTGACGTTAACTTCGTCTGTAACATGTAGTACGCAAGATTTCATTTAGTTCCACATTCCATTGCACATTTTTCAAAACAGTGTTTTGTGTTCCAAGAATTTTCAATATATGCATAATTGTCTAGTTGTTTTTGTAATGTTTTTCCTTGCGGTTTATGCTTATCTAAATCGTATGCGCCAAAGTAACAGCAGGGTCTAATTTCGCCCAACACATTTATATAAATCCAACCACGTCGTTTTGTTTCACAATCTATTTTATAATTACTATACTCTGTATCCAGTTTAACAGGATTTTTCAATAAATTCAACTCAAAATCTATATTAAAATCTTTTTTAATTTCTCTATTATGTGGCTCTAAATAACCGATTTGTTTGCCTGTGTTGTCTAATATTGGTCCAGAATTTCTGCCGTCTTCTTTTATTAAAAACTCAAAAAAGCCCAATTGCTTGCTTAACTCTCTTGCTTGTTCCACGTGATCAATGTTATGTTTAAATAAAATATACTGCCAAACTGCTTTGCCGCCGGCACCTATAAAAGTTTTTACCCTGGTTATTAAATTATTCCATTTAACATCTTGCCTATAAATGTGATTTGTATCTTTTAACCCATCTATCCCAAAAGTTATTGTAACATTTTTCTTGGCTAATTTTACGAAGGTATCCAGTTTTCCAATACTGCCATTTGTAGAAATAATATTATGATATTTTTCATTAACAAAATCATCCATGTTAGGATGCATCATAGGATCACCATAATTACCGCAAAAATTTATATGTTGCAGATTTGGCAATTTATTAATTATGTACTTAAATTTGTCTAAGTCTAGATGTGATTCAGAATATTTTAGAATGTTCCAACCACGGAAATTTCTTATACATTCTGGACATCTTGCGTTACAGTGAGAAGATACTT